CTCCGGTTCGGCCCGCAGGGCCTCCAGCCGCTCGCGGCCTTCGGGCCAGCCGGCTTTCGCCAGGGCGACGGCCTGCGCGAATGTCTTGGTGCCATGCCAGCCTTCGTTGCCATCCTTGTGGGAATCCGGGTGGTTCCCCTTGCAGGCATCGGCCAGAAACTCGCCGACGCTCTCGAACACGACTGTCTTTGCCTTGCTGCTCATGTCTCAAGTCTCCGGTGAAGTGTGCGGTGGTGTGGGTGGGCTCTCGATCCCCTGCCTCCCCGGCCCCGAGCCCAACGAGGCCGGGGAGGCTTGCCGTCTCCAGACAATCAGAGCGAGCGAGCGGCCTGCTCGACCTTCGCCCGGGTGTCCTTGTCGCAGCCCTTCCAGACGACGGTTTCCAGGACGTCCTGCACCTTGAACCCGGCCCGGATCAGGGCGAGCCCGGTGTAGGTCGAGCGGGGGCCGACGAGGAGCCGGAGCCCCTTGCCGAAGGACGCCACCGCCCGCCGTACCTTCACGGCCTCGCGAGCATACTCCTCGCACCGAGCCTGGACGTTCGCGGCGTCGTCGACCGGCAGGAACTTCCAGGCCTTGGCCTTGGGCAGTCCCTCGAAGACGTCGAGCGGCAGGCCCGCATAGTGAGCCTCCAGGGTCGGATCGTACTCCCAGTCGAGGACGGCGAACCGGTCGAGGGTCGCCGCGTCGAGTTGCTGCCGGCCGACGTACTGCCGGTCAGCGCCCTGACCGTAGGTGTTGCCAGCCGCGATCAGCACGAAGTCCTTGTGACGCTCGACCACCGCATCGGGGAACGACGCATGGCCGTTCGCCAGCAGGGCATTGATCGTCACCAGCACAGCGGGCGAGCCCGCATCGACCTCGTCCAGGAGGAACACGCCACCATGCTCGTAGGCCTGACGCAGTTGCGTCGTGACGTACCTGCCGTTGGCATCGTAGTAGCCCAAGAGTTGGCTCTGCGAGGTCTGCGGCCCAACCGAGACCGCATAGAACGGCAGGGTCAGGGCCTCGGCCACCGCATGGGCCGCCGTGGTCTTGCCTGAGCCGGCCGGGCCGGGGAGCCAGACGTTGACCCGCTGGGCTACGATCTTGAGCAGGGCCTCGAACGACGAGTGCTGGACACCGACGTTCGAGACAGTGCCGTCGACACGGACGACCTCGACCCGCCGAGCGACACCGTGCTTGACGATCTCGCCACGCACGATCTCGGCGACCTCGTCGCGGTTGACGCCTGCGGTCAGGTTGCCGAGCCGCTCCGCCAGATGAGGGCCGAGCAGTTCGGCCAGGGCCGAGCCGATCGACGCCTCGGCCTCGCGGCCCTCGGCCTCGACGACCTCCTCGACCGACACCGGCTCGCCGGTGTTGCCGTCTCCAGACTTGCCAGCAGCCCACAGAGTGAGGCCACGGGAGGTCTTCACGACCGTCTCGCCGTTTGGGCCGGCAAGCGTGAACAGGCGGCTGGAGTAGCCACCCTTGGTTTTCTTCTCGTCGATGTTCGTGATCGTGAACTCGCGGCCGTCAGCGACGGTCACGACGGTTCCGACTTTGTAGTTCTGCCAAGCGGGGGCTGCGGAGACGTTGCTCATGGGGGTGATCCTTTTGTCGTTCAGGGCTTTGGGCTTGCCGTCGCGACCACTTCGCGGCGACAGGAGAAGAATAACCGACATCGGCCAAAAGGCAAATGGCCGGCAAGAAAAATCCGAAAACCCCGGATTTCGGCCGAAAGAGAGGCTTCCGGCCTCGGCCCTGCCCTGACTGGACACCTGGGAAAGTGAGAAAACCCAGGTCAGCGGGCCAGCATTTCGACGGCCAGAGTGGCCGCTTCGCCCGGCCCCTGGTGGTGGCGAACGAGCCAGCAGATCAGTTCGAGAGCCTGGGACAGGCTCACTCGCAGCGGCTTGCCGGTCGCCGTGACGGCGTCGAGACACTCCAGCCGCAGCGGACGGAGCAAGTCGTTCGCCAGGAACTCTTCGATCTCGGTCATACCGCAGTCCTCCACTCTCTGAGCATCGACGCCAGAGCAGACGCAGCCGCGATCCGCGAGGCGTATCGCCCTGCCATCCTAGAGCCGGCGGCATTGATCCGCCACCAGCCATCAACGAGCGAGATCGAGAACGACTCGTCGTCGCAGCACAGGTACTGGCGAGAAGAGACTCGACGCAGCCTCATGATATCGGCGCCCTCTGGTGTTCGTGTCCAGACAAGACTACCGACGTCGGGTCAAGGAGTCAACGACTCGACCTCAGCGATGTAGCGAATCACGTTCTCGCTGAACCCGTCGATGCGAGTCCACGACCCGCCAGCCACGCCTCGCTCATAGGAGGCGACGTTGATGAGGTAGGCCCGATCAGCCGTCGGCGACGGCACCCAGTCGTGCGACTGTTCATCAGTGATGACGATCAGCCGGTCATGCGGAAGACGGTTGACGAACTCGACCGCCGCGCCCAGGTACGTTCCGCCCGCCGGCTGCGACTTGACGATCGCGTCGATGCCGGCCATGCCTCGACGAGGCGGAACTTCGACCACACCCTGGGAGAACGTGAAGACTTGTAAGTCATCGCAGTTGAGGATCGAGGCCAGGGCAGCGGCGGCATCGATGCGACACAGGTCAGACCGCTGCGAGAGCGGCGAGTGCATCGAGCCAGAGACGTCGACCAGGACGATCGTCTTGCCGGCCAGGACAGGAACGTCGACGAGCGATGCGAGCAGAGCCGTGTCGAGCGTTGGTTCGAGTTGCGGCACGGCCCTGGCGGCCGCGACGTAGCGGAACGGAAAGACTTTGGCGGCGCCGCTGCGGGCCAGGATCGCGTTCTTGACCAGCGAGAGATCGCAGCCGGCCTCGACCATGTTGCGGAGGTTGCGAAGCAGGGCCAGATAGCCGATCGATCCCTCGCGGATCAGCCGCTCGAAGGTCTCCTTCTTGTCGGCTCCGCTCGACAGCGCGACCTCCCAGGTGTCGGGGGCGGGCAGCGATCCGTCGATCAGAGCCTTCCAGGTCGCTGCCTGCTCGTCGTCGCGAGGCTTCGCGTGGCACAGGAACAGGACGTCGCGAAGACGGACGGCTTCGTCCCTGTTGTACTTCGCGAGTTGGTAGGCGCTGAACTTGGTGAAGGCGCGAGCCAGCCCCGCCTTCAACTGGTTCGCGAGCGGCGACCGACCTTCCATCCAGTAGATCGCCAAGAGTTCGGCCAACTCATCGGCTCGCTGCACCACCGACTCGATCGTGTCGGCGACCATCGAGCCGTGACCGTGACGCACGACCTCGCGAGCCAGCAACAGCGAGACATGACGAAGGTGGAACTTCGTCCTGGCCTCGATCGCGAGCGAGGCGATCTCGTGCGGCGAGACTTCGCGGCAGAGTTCCTGGATGCGAGCGGCGATCGACTCGCCGTCTTCGTAGAACTCTTTCTCCCACAGCAGGCAGGAGAGGACGCTGCGACGGAGCCGACTCAGCGGCGACTCGGTGCGAGGAGCGGGTGCGGTGTTCGTCTTCACGGTCGCGGCCTCCATCGTGGGTGCGAGATAAAGGCCCTGCCGAGATCAAGCGAGTTCGGCGTCACTCTGCCTAAAAGAAGTAGCCGAACTCTTCACTACGGCGGGGCCAAATGAGTCGCGAGAACAAGCGGCTTCGGTGGTTTTCTTTTCAGCGAAGTAACCGAAGCCTTCGCTACGCGGCTCAGGCCGTCATTGTACGGACACGCTAACGCAACGCAACCGGATTTATTCGCGACAGCCACTCGTCAAGCCGCTCTCGCGTCGTGTAGCCAGACAGTCGAGAGACTTGCCGCTCATCGCGGATCGCCACAAACGTCGGCGTGACCTTGACGCCGCACTTCGCAGCGAGGTCAGGCTGCTCCTTGACGTCCACGACCACGATGCGGACGTCGGACTCGATGCGACCGCTGCGAAGATCGTCCTTGAAGTTGTCGCACGGTGGGCATCCGGCGGCGACGAAGACGACCACGAAGATCGTGTCCACGACTCAGTCCTCTCGTTCGTAGCGGTCGCCCGCCCGCCAGTCTCCACACCAGTCCGTCTCGTAGGTCTGCGGAAACGGAGAGACCGGCTCGATTCCCATGCAGTCGCCGTCTGTGTAGATCGGAGGGCTGTAGCGGCATTGGCCGACGGCAGGCCCAGAGAGTGTGTCTCGGTGCGGCGCCCAGAAGTAGCAGGCCGCGCAAGTCTGATCCGAGCCTGATGCTGGCCTGGGCATAGTGAGGCGGCACTCAGTCGACTAACTTCACCTTGAGCAGGCGAAGCGGAGAGGAGACGATCCAGATCGTGATGAGGCAGGCCAGCGACTCTGCCCATGTCAGGTCTGGCTGCGAAAACAGGCGAGCCGGGCCGTGATTCCACGCGATCGAAAACGCGAGCGATGAGCAGAGCGAGACGACCACAGCCACCAGCGAGATGCCGATGAAGCGGCCGACCGCCTCCGGCCATCCCTCACCGCTGCCTGGATTCGTGTCCATACAACTTTTGTCTCCTGCTGATCTCTCGTTCGATGTACCAGACCGCCTTCTGGAGGTCTTCGACGGCCTTGCCCTTGTGATCGCACCGCCACAAATACTTGACCGCGTTGGCGACGTTGAAACAGGGCCACTCTTCGATCACATCGATGCACTCGATGCCCTTCGGGTGGGCGTTGTAGTGCTTGGGGTGATCGACGTTCGACATGACCGCACAATGTACGGACACGGAAACTCAGGTCAAGAGATTTTTCGCTTGCGAGACTTTGGCTTTTTCTTCGGCCGGTGAGACTTGCCCAGGTCTCGCGGCCGTCCCCCGGCCGAGCCGACACGCATGTACTCGCGGATGTTGTCTTCGGCCGACTTCCTCTCGACCGCCCAGGCGTTGTCGTTGAGCCTGAAGCCCTTGAGCCTGCCGTCGGCGAGCATCCGACAGACCATTCCGTCGGTGACGCAGACGATCTCGCAGGCCTCGGGGACGGAGATGTACCGTTTGCACAGCCGCTCGAACTCCGCCGGTGAGTGTGGCTCCCCTGCGACGGACTCGTGGCAGACCATCAGGCCCTTGCTGGACAGCGGGAGGGCCAGAAGTGTCCCTCTCACGATCCGTTTCATGACGGCCACCCTGGAGATTCCCAGGATCGTGGCCGCCTCTTGCACCGAAATCGGCCTCTTCATGGCAGTTCCTCCTCTGCTAGGGGGTAATCGTCTCCAGACTTCGGGTGAAAATCAAGGCCCCGGTTTCCCGGGGCCTTGAAAAGTAGAGTGGCGGGGACTACAGTTCAGTCGAACAGCAATGGATTCCCTGACTGCTGCGTCCGCTACCCACGGAGGAGACATCATGATCGTCACGATCGATCACATCGACCAACTCTATGTTCTCCAAGAAGCCATCGATGACTTCGTTGCGAAGTGCGACCGCGAAAAGCACTGGCGGGCCGTTGAGGCCGCCGAGGCTCTCGCCGCACAACTGCGAGAACTGTCGCAGTCGTCGCAGGCGTAATCGCTGCGGCGAACTTTTTTCTCACACCCCCTCTCATGAAGAGTGGGAATCCCTCGAACGGAATCGCATACTCCCCCACGCGCGGCCCCCCGCGTCTTTGGGATCGTAGGAGGAGTGCGCCGTGGTCGCCACGCTGTCTGAGTTCTTCACGAACGTCTACCGTCCGCTTCGGCTTCGGGGCCGGAGCAGCAACACGGTCAGGCTCTACGGCAACACGATCAAGCAGTTTGCCAACTTTCTTGGGCGAGAGCCGACGGTCGACGACTTGAACGACCTCGACGTTTCCCGATACCTAGAGCATCGCGCGATCACTCGCTCGCCGTACACGAGCGAGAAGGAGAGAAACCAACTCTGTTCGCTGTGGCGATGCGCCGCCGACCGTCGTGTTGTCGCCGATCGCCCGTGTGTCCCGCAGGCCCCGCTGCCTGTTCGCGTCCCGCAGGCCTGGAGCATCGACGAGTTGCGGCGACTGCTCGCCGTGGCCGCCGTCGCGAAGGGTAAGATCGGCGACGTCCCGGCGCACGTTTTTTGGCCGGCATTAATTTTGACGCTTTGGCAGTGCGCCGAGCGAATCGGCGCGATCCTCGCCGTGAAGAAAGAGGACTACCAACGGCCTCGCATCCTCGTGCGCGCTGAATACCGGAAGGGTGGCAAGCGAGACCGACTCTACACGTTCACCGACAACGCCTGCGATCTGCTCGACGCACTGGCGAAGTCCAAGAATGGCCCGCACCTGTTCGAGTGGCCCAAGACTCGCCTCTATCTGTGGAATCGGTTTGGCGAGTTGCTCAAGAAGGCCGGGCTCGGCGGAGGAACTCGGTGCAAGTTCCATCAACTTCGACGCAGCGCGGCGACCCACTACTGCGCACGAGGCGGAGACCCCACTGCCCTGCTCGATCACAGTTCGCCCAGGATCACCAAGGCATACCTCGACCCTCGCTACATCGACACTGGCCCGAAGCCTTGTGACGTCCTGCCGTCTATCGACTAGGCGGCGACGGCAGGCCCATCCAGTGCGTCACGGACGACTGCGGCGAGAGAGCAAGCGAGTCGCAGTCGCTCTCCCAAAACAGCCCCCCTGCGTCCCTTGCCAGGGAGGCGATCACGACGACGCCGACCTCTGGCGAAAACACCAGGACGTCGACGCCGATGTCCGGAAGTCCCTTGTCGATCTCTGTCCACATCACGCTTGCCCTCTCGAATTCATGGCAATCGCCGCCCTGGTCGCCATCCTAGCCGACACCTTCGTCGTAGCCCACCTTCTGGTCGAGGCCGACAGCCATCCACTCGGACAGGTAGATAATTTCGAGCCCCAGGTGGGCCGCCAGCATCCACTCGATTCGGGCGCCGCCTGACTTTTCCCACCCCGGCAGCATCGCAATGGCATCGGCGTCGCAGATCGCCGCGAGGTCTCGCCTGAGTGCGTCTCGCAAGAACTTGTCGTCCACCTGAGTCGACGACGGATCGAACCCTACGTCGCGATCCATCTGTGCTGGGTTGAAGACCTTGTAGCCCTGTGCTTCGAGCAGCCGGGCCGCTTCGTCGAACGCCGGAAAGTTGAACTCCGGAAGCCCGGTCATCGGGCCAGCGAGGTAGACGGCGGTCATGTCGCGTCTCCGATGGTGTAGTGCTTCGGAGACTTTCCGGCATGGAGAGCCTGGAGCCTCGAAACCACGGGCGTGAGTGACTCCATCAGTTCGCGATGCCCGCCGGGGTACTGGCGGTCGTCGATCAGTTTGCCGGCCGCCTCGCAGTCGATGAGAATCGCGAGGCACGCGAGAGCCGCGCCCAGGTGTGGCACTCCCTCCTCGTCGCTATGCTCGCCCTCAAACCACGCGGCGAGGTGCCGCTGGCAGGCGTCGATGTAGATCGACGCGCGAACGCCGATCTCTCGCCAGTTGCTGCGTCCATACTTCAGGGCTCCGTTGAGCAACGCGACAGAGCCCATCGCGGTCGCCGTGGTGGGCCAGAGATGGAGAGGGAGTTTCGTCGAGCCGACGACGTCCTTGGGGTTCTGGGCCTTGAACTCCGCCAGCGAGTCCATGTGTCGCTTCGCTGCAAGTAGCGTCTCGGAGTCGTAGCCGTGGGTTTCGTTTCTCGCCTCGACGATCTCGCGGATGACCCGATTGGACTCGTCCAGGCTCGTGATGTGTCCGCCTTCGACGGCCGTTGTCATGATTGCCTCCCTTCGTGGTGAAGGGTTGCATTATCCAGACAACTACTCCGAAGGCAAGAGCCTGTACCCCAGGCCGTGAAGGATTTTTGCCAAGTCTTTGGCAGCCTGGGTGACACTCTCCTCCGAGATGTGAGGCCCGAGCGCGCAGTGAAGTCCTTCGTGGAGTTCGATTTCAAGTCTTTTGCGACCCTTCAGGTCGCGGTGAATCAAGACCTTGCGGTTCTCGTAGTCCGTCCAGCCGTCGGCGGCGCCCTTCAGGGGCGAGTACCGCCACAGCCATTTTTCGCCGTCGATGACGTAGTGGTGATCGCTCATGGCAGAGCCCCATATTCAGTTGATGGCAAGTCTCGAAAGCGATGAGTTGTAGACTCCGGTCGCCGTCGTTCCCTCAAGTGTAACGGTCGGGTACAACTGCGCGTTCGCAGCATTGAAGATGGTGTACGGGCCGGTCGGGTCTCCGGAGAACTCAAACGTGAGCAAATCCGGCGTGTAGGTCGCCGACTCAAACGGAGCCGGCGTGTCTATGCCGGCCTTCACGACGAGCGAGCCCTCCTCCACATCCAGAACGCCGATGAAGGTGCTGGCCTGGGTAAGAGTCAGTTCTCCGTCGCCTCTCTTGGTGACCGTTCCGGCCCCCTTGATGACGCCTTCGTATTCGTAACTGGACGACAGGTCGAAGATCACTTCGGCTCCTCCGTCCAGGTCTATGTCCGCAATCAGACCGCCGCCGTCCAGGATCGCGGAGGGGCCTTTGACGCGGAAATCGCCTGTGTAGGTGCTTTTTGCCGACAGGCCAAGCAACCCTGGCCCATTCTTGCGGACAAATCCTTCTCCGCTAATGATGCCGTCGTAGACGGCGTCGGAATACAGCGTCCAGTACACGCCGCGGCCGCCGAGTTCGACGTCCGCGAGCAGTTCGCCGGCAACCACCAGCGAGGTGTCTGCTCCGGTAACTATCTGGCCGTCGAGTATGCCTTCCTTGAAATCAAACTGACCGTTAAATGCGGCCTCGCCGTTGAACTCTAGCCGCCCCTCGCCTTGCTTGATGACCGTGCCGTTTCCTGTGATGCTTCCGGAATACTGACTCTCGACGCCGGTGTCGATGTCGAACACAAGGCGACCGTCCAGGCCGCCGAGAATAACGTCCGCCAAGAGCGGCGCGCCGCCAGCCACCTGAAGCCGGCCGCTCACTTTCGCGACTCCCGAGAGCGACCCGTCTTCCAGGGAAGCCTCGCCTTTCAGCGTTACGCTTTCGCTGAACGTGCTGTTACCGCCCAGTGACTCGCTGCTGGCCTCAAAAACGAAATCGCCAGCGAAGTCGGCCTCGCCGTTGAACTCAAGCCGCCCGCTGCCTCGCTTGATGACCGTGCCGTTGCCGGTGATGCTGCCGGAATACTCGCCGTCCTCGTCGAAGTCGAAAGTCAGCGTTCCGCCTTCGAGAATGATGTCTGCGGAAAGGCTCGCATCGCCGGAAACAACAAGCGTTGCAGACAGGTTCACGACTCCAGACAGCGAGCCCTCTTCGAGGAGGATTTCTCCCAAGAAGCCACCGGTGTCGGAGAGCGTCAGGTCGCCTTCGCCTCGCTTAATGAGCGTTCCGGTTCCGGTGACTCTGCCGCCGTGAAGCCCACCGCCGGCAATCACAACGACGGCCCCCGGCGCGATGTTGATGTCAGCAACGCTAGGCGGAGAGGTCGCAATGACCGCGCCGTTTTTGACGTCCAGCGTTCCCGTGAAGGTGCTGTCGCCAGTCAGAGTCAGGGTGCCTGCCCCCTGCTTGACGACTCTTCCGCTGCCGACGATGTTTTGCGGGTAAGTGAGCGAATCTTGTACATCAAAAGCCTGGATGACGCCTGTGACTTCGGGCTCCGTCAACTGATAAGGCGAGAAGCCCGCACCTCCGGTGCTGATGTTCGCCACGAGCCCGCTCAAGAGTTTGCTGCACTTCGGGACGACGGCAATCGCAGTCGCGGGCGTCAGAGGGACAGTGTCGCTCGTGGCGTCTACCGTGACAACTGGAGACGAAGCGAGCGGCTCGCCGGAGTGGCCTTCGATCCGAAAGTATTCGACGTAGCCATCTGACGAATACACAGGATGCAGGCGGTTGCCGGAGACCTCGAAGTCGCCCCGAAACGCCGACGAGTACATCGTCCGACCAATCGGCGACGGCTCCTGCTCCAGGCTCATGGCCGTGCGAACGGCGATCGTCGTGTAAAACCTGCGGAGTTCCGGAGGAAGATAGGCCCTTTCGACCGTACAATCTTCGAGCAGGATTGAGTATTTCTCCCTCATGCTCTCGATCAACTCCGCGACTCGGTCGCTTCGTTCCGCCACGGTCTCTTGGTCAACAAGCACGACCGATGCGGACGTATATCCGCTGCCTTCAGAGACAAGCCGAATCGCCGTTATCGATCCCGTGCCTAAGTCGATGCCGTCCTCGTCAACGACGGCGACCGCGCCCGTGCCGTCCCCGACTATAAACACACGCGGAGGCGATAAGTATCCCTTCCCTTGGCTTGAGATGCTGACGGACGTAACCGTCCCGCCCTGTGACACCACTGCCGTCGCCGAAGCGGGATTGTCCCAGGCAAGCGGCCGCCCGCCCGTGAGGCGAACTCTCGCCCCGAGTGTGTAGCCGCCCCCTGGCTGCGACACAGTTGCGAGCCCGACCCACTCTTCGGACACGCTCCCGCTGGCGGGAAGAGTCGCCGGTGAGATGACCGCCCCCGTTCCGGCCTCGTCTTCGATGGTGATATTTGGTGGAGAAGAAAAGAACGCGACGTGCAAAGGCGAGTCTCCTTCAAGTCGCGCCGGAGAGAGCCCCGCCACTGCCCCCGTTACGCAAATCCTTAGGTCGGGATCGTCGCCGGACAGGCCTAGACTGGAGTCGTCCCAAGAAAAACCTGCCCCTTGCGAGAACCGATTCCTCAAGACTTGCCATCGATTTCTTCTTGCAGCCAAGAACTGCTTCCCCGAGCCGCTGCCTTGGTAGGCGCCTGGCAAAAGACCGCCTTGCTGGACGCTGGCTCCGGCAATCGCCAGCGAAACGTCGGCGTCTGCCTCAATGCTTCCGTCAAATAAAACTTGCGGCGAGTAGTAGCACTCCAGCGGATGGCCCATTCTCGCCACGACCTGAGCGCCGTTGTTGCCGTCGACCGAAAACGCCGGCGGCGACAGAAATGCTCGCAGGCCTAGCGGAAGGCCAAAGAGAAACCTCTCTGTGCCGAACGAGGTCAATGTCCGCACGCCGGCGACCTTTCCGTCGTGTCCGACGTATGCCTCGGCAACTTCGGTGCCGACGGCAGGCGGCGACTCTCCGTACAGCCGAAACCTGCTGTCGAGAACTCCACCGCCCTGGTAGCGTATCGCCAGCAATGTCCCGGGTGTGTAGCCTTGGCCCGGATTTATCACATCAATTCCAATCACGACGCTCGGTAGGCTTACGGACGAAACCGAACCGCCAGCGTCAGTGTTGCCGCCGTTGATCTCCGCCGCCCCAAGGACGGGATATGAGTTGAGCCAGTAATTTCTGTGGCTCGGCATCTTGTGCTGCGGCAGGAGCGGCAGTTCCTCGCCGTGCAGGCCGGCATTTCTGCCGCTGGTCGTTGAGAACGAGCCCTTGGCAAACACTGTCGGGCGACGAGTGATGCGAGATGGAGTCCTTCTCTTTGCTCCCGGCGGGTCATTCGCTGCGTAGAGCGGCAAGACGTACCCAGACCCTGGCGACGTCACCGTCACACCGGTTGGCCTTCCCAGGATCGTAGCCTTGAGGACGGCATTGGCTTTGCCGAGGGCTGCTGGTGGATGGTTGCATGAAACTTTTGGAGGCTTTTGCAGGCCAGCCCCTGGCGAGGTTACCTTAACGGCAATGACCGACCCGTTGATTGTTGCCGTGGCGGCCGCGCCGCCGCCTGGGGCGGCAATTGTCGCGACGGCTTGCGCGTTAAGTCCGCCGCCGCCGGTGATGATTACCTTGGGCGGGGCCTCGAAGTCTTTGCCTCTTGCCGTTAGGACAACCTCAGAGACATAGCCGGCGATTTTCGCGAGGGCGATCGCGCTGCCGGCGATCCGCACAGTCGGCGGAGTCGTGTATCCGCTTCCCCCGCTCACCACGTTAACCTGCGAGACTTGACCGGTGCTGAAGTCCAAGACGGCGACCGCCGCCGCTCCTGTGCCATCTCCCGTGATCTCCACCGCCGGCGGCAGTGTGTAGCCCTGACCTCCGGAGATCAGCACGATCTCCGTTACGGAGCAGGAAATCTTCGCCACGGCCTCCGCGCCAGAGCCGCCGGCCCCGGCAATGTGAACCTCCGGTATGGTCGAGTACCCTGAGCCACCGCTTGTCACGGAGACGGACTCGACGTCACTCACGGGATCGAAAAACACTTGCGGCGTCTCTCGGTACGAGCCGCCGCTCGTGATCGACACTTTCGACACCGACCCGCCGTCAAGCGTGGCCTTCGCTTCTGCCCCCATGCCACGAGACGAAAACCTCACTCGGGGCGGCAGGCGATACCCAGACCCGCCAGACGTCACGCTTACCTTGCTCACCGGGCCGGCGATGGCCGCAACGCCCGCTGCCCCGCCACCTTGGAAAACGACCGTCGGTGGTGTCTCGTAGCCGCTGCCGCCGTCGATAACGGCGACTCCGACTACCTTGCCGTCGATTGTCGCCGAGCCCCTTGCGACCCCCGAAGGCTGCGACACCGAGACAGCGACTGGGTAGTCGTAGCCGTAGCCGGTATTGGTCGCGGCGATCGCCAGGGGGGAGGCGACGATCGGGTGCAGCGGCTCTCCCTGCTGAGGCGGAAGCCAGAACTTGTTGTCGTCGTAAGACTCCACCCCGTCGGTGACACAGTGCAAAAACCAAATGGTTCCGTCATGGTCGCGAAAACAGTGAGTCGGAATGCTATGCGTTGAACGATAAACCCCGGCCCAGCCTTCCGCCAAATACGGATACGAATTTGTATCGCTCAGAAAAATCGCCGTCACGGACTGCGACTCGCCAAACGCCTCTGGCCGGTAAAGCCTTCCGTTTGCGACAACTCTCAGGAGGCCTCCGCTTGCTGCTGCGAGGCCGCCAGGGCAGGGCTCGACTGAAGAATCGATCTGATCTCTGCACCAGACACGAAATGGCTTCGCGTGCGATTGCGGGACTTGGATCACTTCGATAGTCGCCCCCGATCCGCCTCCGGACACCGTGACCTGCGGGGGAGTTGTCGAGTAAACCGTCGTTCGATACGGAGGAAGGCCTCCGTAGGAGGATGTTCGTATTGTGTCGCTGTATGTAAACGGCACTGTGTCAACAACAAATGTCCGATCCAGGTTCGCCTGAAGCCCGGGTCGCAGTTCCAAATCCTGTCCAGAAACTTCAATTGTTGCCTGCCCGCCACCGAGCGAACTCCAGTCGAGGTACAGCCACGGGTTGGTCTCCCTGTAGCCGACTCCCGCATTTCGCACGACGACCTCGTAGAGTCTCGACTCTCCTGCGGGAGTGTCGGCAATGGTCGTGACAATCTCACCTCCCTGGGAGCATCCGTCGGGCGAAATGATCTCCGCGTCGACAGTTCTAGAAAAAAAGGGCCTTACGGACGCACCGGAACCGACGGCTTGCGGAAACCCGACAAAACCCGGCCAACGCCACACTTGCTCCGAGTCTTGAAGCAACCCATTGCTTCCTACTCGAAGAAGCCCGTTCGGAACAATGCTCGCCGTGACAGACAGCGTGTGCGGCGACAGCCCAGGGCCAACGTACTCAATCGTCGCGCTGCTAACGTAACCCGCCCCGTGGTCAAAGGCCCGCACCGGCCAGACCTTGTACCGAGACAGGAACTTGCTGCTTTGAACTCCAGGCACGAGCGCGATGGTGTCGTCCCACGGGTCGACTTCGTTAATCCCCGCTCTAAGTCTGACGTCCGGAAAACTACCAAAGACGTCCCCCGCGGCGACGCACCTGTTGCCGTGGTCTGGCCTTGGGAGCCGAAAGAAACTGCTCCACACGAGCCCGGCTTCTCTGCCTGCACTGCGAAGTTCTCCGCTCGCTGAAAACCGTAAGTGTCCCCCGACCGGAGTTGGCTTGGCAGTGTAGCCTCCGGGAGATGCGAAGGACTGTTTCTTTAGAGCGTACCACTCTGACGCTGAGAGACCTTCAGCGACAGCGAGGGCTGGCGGCACAATACCGCTGTGCGACCATGCGATAGCGGCGTTCCGCCCCCACCAGTGCATCTCTCCCTGAAAGAAGGCATAACTCGCTCCTCCGGATAATCCGCCGGCTGAGGTGCAGTCCGAGTAGCCAGTGTTGATCGGAATCGGATCGATTGCGTCGTAAAGCCTCGCCTCGGGCTCTTCTGTGTAGCCGCCGCCGGCTTCGGCCAACTCAATGCTGCTCAGAACTGGATGGGCGAGCGGCTCGCTGTAAATCGCGGTCGCGATGCCTCTTGCCGGAAGGCCCGTCTCCGCCCTGAAGATAAAATGGATACGTTGCGCTGATGAAGGTTGAGCCCAACTTCCCACGGGGTCTTCAAGAGTTACTTCCCTGAGTGGCCCAAGGTATGGCTGAAGCCCGCTGATTGTTCCTTCCCGCAAGCCGTCATCTTGCCAGGGGGCCTCTGCCCGTGTTTCGCTTTCAAATACCAACCTGCCATCCACAACTTGATATACCGCAGTCGCGCCGCTTGGGCCGCTCGCTGTTACTGTGCCTTCGACGAAAAAGGCTCCGTTTTCTGTCAGGACAGAGCCGCTTGTGGGGCTGGCCCACCAGGCCTCAGCCGAGTCCTTTGGCCGAGTCCTGACGTAGACCCCCCAGCACGGCTGCGACTCAAGATTCGGCTGATAAGCACTTTCCTCGGCGTAATACACGAAATTGTGCGGCCTCGCTTTGGCCTCCAGGCACAGCGAAGGCGGAGACGACACCTGGATTGGAGAGGCGAGGGTAAGCCGATACACGTCTTCGCCTGGGACATACTGGCAGTCGACTGGGTACTTGACGTTCCCGGGGCCTCTGAGATACCAAGACAAGCACTGCGATGCGTGAGCCTGCAAGTCCTCCGCCGGAACCTGCCAGTTGACGGACGTCAGTGTCTCCGAGGGGATGTCTTGCTCGAATGGATGCGCGACCCCATCGGACTCGATTGATAACTGCGCCGAGAACCTGCGATGCCTCGCAAGCGAGTCCTGCTGAGCGGTAAATCCCGTCGTATACTCATTGCCCATTCGGTACGGAGAGTTATTGGGGTTGCAAAACTCCTGAGCGTCCTCGTCGATCCGGCTGACGGGGCCTCCCGAAAGGATTGCCTCTCCCACGATCACGCTTCCGCCGACGATCCTGCCTCCAACGGCATTGGCGCTGGACACAGCCGCGCAGGGCGAAAACTGTGTTCGCTTTCGCTCGCGAATGCTGGTTTTTGTGTACCCATCGCCTCCAGACTCAAGGGTCACATCAAGCCTTCCGATCACGCCCTCGGCTTCCGCCGTCGCGCCGCTTCCGCCGCCGCCCTGGAAGGCAATGACTGGCGGCCTCGTCCAGACCTCCGGGTTCGACTCGACATCGATTTTCAGAATGCTCGACCCGACCGGCACGGCCGAAGCGGCGGCCCCCGTGCCGTCTCCGGTGACGGTGACGGACAGTGGATCATCGTCGAGCGGAGAGTGATTCGCACTTCCTTGTGACGTCAGAGACCAAGACACAATCGACCCATCATCGCCGACGACCGCTGTCGCGGTGGCGCCGGTTTTCTCCTCAACGGCGTTCGCGAATGTGTACCCCTGCCCTTGCGAAGTGACTTCAAAGGACTCCACGGCGCAGCGGCTCATTTCGGCGACGCGGATCGACGTTCCTCCACCCCCGGCGGTCTCGTTGTTGGCCGGGGATACTGTCACTTCGGGAACGCTCGTATAGCCACTGCCGCCCGACGTCAGCAGGAGACGCTTGGGGGGCGTAACCGACAGTGTCGCCTCCGAGGCCGGGTCGTCCGAGTAGTTATAGACCGCTGCCGTGACGGGATGCTTGTACCCCTCGCCGGGATTGATGATGAAGATCGACGACACCTGACCGGCACTGTTGGTGATCGCACGAACCACCGCGCCACTCCCCTCGCCTTCGTCGTCGTATACCGCGACATCAAGCGATGAGTTCGGAGAGTAGCCGCTTCCTGCCGACTGAATCGCGATGCCTGTGATTGCGCCGGTGTCAATCTTTGCACGAAACGAAGCAGACGCCGTTGCCCCTGAGCCCGGCTCGCTGCTCGCGACAGTAATGTCTGGCTCCCATTCGCCATGCCCGACCCCGCGAGGCCACATTCGCAGTTTCTGGATCACTGGCTGTGATTGCGGCTGCGAGGTGAACCAAACAGGCAAGCCGAAGCCGTAGAAATCTAGGGCATAATCCTTCGTGAAGTCTGTTCTGATGTCGCCAATCGGCGAACTAACCTTCGCGCGGAATGCCTGTGTCGCAAGTTGCAAAGCGTAGTTGCCACGGTCAACTCCGAACTGGCTCCCAAAAGACCACATCGATCCATCCGCCTTGACGGCAATGGTGGTGTCTCCGCACATCCAGACAGAGTTCCAGTCGCCTTCACTTCCGACTCGAAAGACTCCGTGCGTCGCTGTACTGATGGCGAATGCGCCGGACTTATCGGGGGAATCGTCTCGTTGCTTCGACGACTCAGACGCTGAGTAAATGTATTTCATCGCCTCGGCGGCGGCACCTCCCCAGACGTAGAGATTTCCGTCCTCCGAGACACCAGCGATGTCGCAGGCCGAGCGAAACACAACTGGGTTTGTGACCACTCGACCAGAACGCGATCCTGCCACCGAATATGCGTCGCAACCCGGTGTCCTGTCGAGCGCATAGACGCCGTATGTCGTGCAGAACTGGTCAGGTATTACGCCCGGAGACGCAGCATGAACCTGCGGACTCTTGCAGCAGAAGGGCCAGAATGACATCGGCGAGCCTCAGCACTGCGAGTTGACCAGCACAACGTCCTCTCCGACGAGGCTGACCAGCGCTCTCCTGTACCCGGCGGCCGGCAAGATCGAGCAGAGAAAGTTAAGCGCCGAAGCCGTCGATGTGTTCGTCGTGTCGGAGGCGTAAAAGACTTGCTTGTAAGTGTGCTTCGGCCACGCGCCGACGAATCGCACCTCCTCGACTCCGCCACCACCACCGCCGCCGCCTGCTGCTCTCGGCAGCGAACTCGGCGAGCGGCCTCGCCTCGAAGACTCGTGCGCCAGTACGGCGTTGTTTATCCGCTGCGCGTCCCCCATCCGGAACTGCACCAACTGCTCGGTCTTGTTCGCTGGTTGCTGTGCCATTAGAGGTTGTACGGGTAGCCAGAGGGGACAGTGTTCGGAATTGGCTCGAATATGCCAACAAAAGGAAGCATTCGATACAGTCGGAAGGTCAACATATCCGGCGGCTGGCCGGGAGCCTTGGCGACGCCGTTGCGAAGCGCTGCTGGCTCGCTGACTGGATCATTCCCCGCCATGATCTTTGATCGCTTGCCGCCCTTGATCTCATTGAAGCCGACGTCCCACGTTTGCAAGTCCCAGCCGGAGTCTCGGTACGCGATCGTTATCGATGTGTCGAAGTAGAACGTCTTGACCGGCGGGTCTTCTGGCCCTGGCGCAGGAATCACTTCAAACTTTCGAGATGCCGAGATCGACTGACATTTCCAAGTCTTCGGCCCGCCGCCGCTCCAGGTGTCAGAGTTAATGGCGCCGACGTACTGTTGCGCCCTGGGGTAGTTGAATGGGGGCTTCTGGTTGTATTGGATCGTGACGTTGAACTCGCCTTCGTCGCGGTCGAGCCCCGACAGGGGGTCACCGGCGGTGTTGACGATGATCTCCTTGTCAGCGTTGTTGCCGTCTCCGCCCGAGTAGTGCCAGAAGGCCGGCGCCGATGCGAGCGAACCAGAGAACGAATACTGCGAAGGCCGATGCCAGGGAATCTTGTCCGATTCGTCGAGAAGGCGATAGTTGTAGGTGACTTTGTAGTGAAACGGACTCTCGCCGTCCTGCGCCGTGTTTGACTCGACCAGAACGGCGTCGGTGTCGTCCGGATACGGGTCTCGCCAGCCAATGCCAGGAGCCCCGGCCACAAAAGTTATGTTCGGATTGATGACCGATGTTCGGACGAGAAAGACCCGAACGTACTGCGGGACTCCTTCGAGGTTTGCAGACCGCGACCGGCCTCGATACATCTCGCGGCAATCGACGATTCCGGGAAGCCCGACGTTCCAGGGAAGGCCTACGGGGTTCGGTTCTGGCACTGCTTGTCACCTTGCAGAGAGTTGTGCGATCACGGCGACCGCTTCGGGTTGGTTCTGAGCGTCGGCCAGGATTTGCGTGTTGCGGGCGATCGCCAACTGCGCCTTCAGACTTGGGTTGTCGCGGCCCTGGAGAATCCGGAAGAACGTGTCCACGCCACCTCGCGAGCGGACGTCGGAGGCGCCTACCTGACGGCGGTCAGGGGCGACGGCTTCGAGGGCGGGCTTGAGGTTTTCTTGAAGTTGAGCCTGGAGCGCTAACTTGTTTTCGTTGAAAGCCTCCTCGCCGATGATGCTCTTCACCTGCTCCAGTTTCGCCAGTTGATTCTGGAACTCGACCAGCGGTGAGGTCGGCTCCGCCCCGGGGATACTCTTCTTGAGTTCCTCCATCGCGAGTGCGAACTTTTCGGGGTCTTTCGAGCCGCCTATTCCGAACGCCTCCTCGATCTTCTTTTGCTGCTCAACAAACTTGGCGCCGAATGCGTTTGCGTTATCGCCGGCCCCGAGCGCCTCGTCTCTCCTGTTAGTTGCGTTGATCCTTGCTTGATTGGCCTCCTCACGCGAGATTCGCTTGTTCGGATCAGTCGCCTTTTCGGCCTCGTCGATCTTTGCCATCGCCTCCTCGAAGACCTTTTGCGGGCTCTTCTCCACGCCGAGCGAGGCGAGAAGATTGTCGCGGGCGGCCTTCACGGCACGGTCGAATAGGGCCAACTGCTCTGCGTTGCCCTTGAGTCGATTTCGCACTTGGTCGATCGGCACTCCGGCCATGTCGAACTGCTCGGCGATGTTGTCGAGCGAACTCGAAAACTTCTCGAACGGGGTCTGCTCGACGCCGAGGGCCTGCATGAAGTTCTCGGTCGCCTTTCGCATGGCCTGGGAAGTCTGCGCCGCAGTCGCCCCTGCTTCAGCAAGGTCACTCTTCAGGTCGTTGAGGACGGTGATGCCAGCCTTCTGGACGCCGAGCGACTCCAGCACTCGCTCCTTGTTCTTCTTAATCGCCTCCTGATACTCGGCGAAATCCTTCGGGCTCAGTTTGGCTCGCACCTCTTCGAGCGACAGCCCGGTCGTATCGAAGGCGTCGTTGATCCTGTCGACGCCGGCCTGCAACTGCTGGGCGGGGCCGCTCTCTAGCCCCGCAGCGCTCCTTCGCTCCGTGGCTATCTTGCGGGCCTCGGCCTCGGCCCGGCCCGGCTGGCCGTCGAAGCCGCCGAGGGCCACAGCCCGGTCGAGAGACTGCCGCTTCTCGGCGAGCCGCTGCCCGGTGGAGACGCCGAACTCTGCCTCGGTAAACTTCCTGACCTCCATCGCGGTGGCTTCGTCTTTTAAGCCCTGCAGAGACTTGCTATTCGCAATCTCCTCAAGTCTCTTGTCGAGCCTGTCGGCCGGAGTCAGGAAGGCGTCTTCGAGTGCCTTTCTTATATCGTTGGCAAAAGAGACATCCGCCTCGATCTTGCCCATGTCTCGCTGGAACTGCTCCTGGCTGGCGGCCAGTTCCTCCGCCGCAGCGTCCTTCGCGGCCTGACCTTCGCCGAACTCGCCGGCGGCCAGCCTCTCGGCGATCGCCTTGT